ATCTTGTAACGTCTCCTTGAGCGAGTGCATAAATTGACTGGTACCAACCCCATTGTTTTCCAAATTGAGCTTGTTCGCTAAACTCGTTTGCGTCTTCTTGTTCGTCTTTATCTGACGTTCCAAATAAGTAAGCGTAGCTGTCAATAATTCGCTTCCTAAATTCCAAAAAAAAATACTTGAACTTATTGCTATATCAACAGGCGTGAACTTCATTAATTCGTGCATTTCTGCCATTGGTGTATAATCAACTATTTCATATTTATCTTTGAACTTCATTTTGATAGGTCGGTACATAACAGCCATTGCCTTGTGGTAGTTTTCCCACTTCAATAAGTTGTTTTCTAAATCTACGTATTCGCCAAAACTTATGTCTTCAAGGTTAGTTATAAATCCAAATTCTTGTGTTCCTATTTTAAACGTTGGTTGAAATTTTGGCTTTTCGCTAAACAACTTTGTAAAGTGTGTTATTAATTCGTTTAAACTTGTGAGCTTCATTTTGACAATATCCTTTAGTTCTATACCGCAGAAAATTTGAACCATTTTTTGCGCAATAAATTCTTCGTCGTTGCTTCCTTCCTGAACCTTTAAAAATTCTTGATAGCTTTTTAATGGAATTTCGTTTAAAGTTGTTGGTACGTTTATTTCTAACTTCATATCTTAATAATTAATTATTCGTGTTTTTGTTGTGTTCGTTTTGTTGTATGTAATCGTATGCTTGTTTTAGCAAATTAATATCCCTAATATCTCGTAAATAAATACGAACCTTTACACCTTTTTTTTGGTAGATGAAAATCTGTACGCATTGCATCATTACTTCTAAATCATTCATCGTATAAAGTATTGCCCGTGTGTATTGTTTAGTCCTAACGTTTCCATTTCGTGATAACGAACTGCATCAATAGCGTGATCGTTTTTGCCCTGTGGTTTGTTTAATGTCTTACCAGACTTGTCAGCATCCCAACAATAAGCCCTTAATTCTTTGATTAGGTTTGTGCTTTGTGAAGTAACTAAATAATTTTGCGACTGCATTATTTGTATTCCGTAGTTAACTGAGTCAGCGCCCTTTGTTACTCCTTTAATTTGTTGGCCTGTTCTTCGTATTTCTTCAATGCTTTTTGGCTCTGAACTATCCGCGTATGCTATTACGTGTTTTTGTAGTTTCTTCGCTATGTCGTTATTTAGTAAACTTGTTTGGTAACATATTTCGTTTAGTATTCTTTGCCCGTTATAATTGTAAACTTCAACTATGCTTGTCGGGTCGTTTGAATACCCGAAGTCTAAACCGTAACCAAGTAAACGTGCTTCAGTTGGTATGGTGTCAATTAGTTTGTAGTTTGAAAATATAACTCCTTCTAACATTCCAACAAGTCCTTCGCCATATACACGCCACCAATTAGCCCAATAACTGCTTGTCGTGGCTTTTAAGCGGTTCTTTTCTATTTCCGTTACTATTCGTTCATCTAACGCTTCGTTGTCCTTGTACGTTAAAATTAAAAAGTCTGTGTCGGGTTCGTCTTTTAGTTCCGTGTGTACCCAAAATTCATTCGCTGGGTTAAAGTCAAGGTATATTCGTTTTTTTGTACGTATTGCAAGTTCGTTATAACTTTCAAATGTTACGTTGTTACATTCGTTAATATAAAGTATATCACGTCTTGCACCCCTTAATTTTGAACTATCGTCTGCGCTAAAAAATTCTATATAAGAACCGTTTGAAAATTCGTAACGTAATAAAGATTTGTTAAACTTGTCTTCAAAAAAACGGTTACTCCAACGCATTATTTTAACAAAGTCTTTTAATGCGCCCCTTCGTAAGTGTGGTATGCTTTCAGCTACAATACTTATTTCCGTGTTTTTGTGCTTTGTCGCTATGTCAATTAATAACGGAATAACCCCGAAAGTTTTACCCGCTGAAGTACCGCCTTGAATTATTTTTATTCGCTTATCTAACTTTGCAATCTTACTAATTGCAGTCGTCCGTATTAACATCTGGAAATAAAGGTTGTTCGATATTTGTTTGTTCTATCTGCTGAACAGGAGCACCATATCCACTATCCATTAACGCTTTGTATGCTGAAACGTCGCCGTCGCGCATTTTTTTAACCATTGCTAAAGTTCCCAAGTCTTCTTGCGACAAAGTTTCTTCAACGCCTGTTATTGGGTTTTTTGCCTTTTGTGTAGTTTCTAACCAAAGACGTGCTATTGTGCTTCGGTTTCTACTTCCTTTAGGTCGTCCGTTTTTTTCGGGTTGGTATTCCGCACTAAACTTTTTTAAATTTTCTTCGTTTGGCATTTTCTCGTTTTATTCACGTTAATTTAAAATTTTGCCGTTGCGTTTAATTTCTAAACTCGGGTCTAACTTTTTCATTCGGTCTACTATTACTTGGCAATATTTCGGGTCTAATTCCATTCCGTAACATTTGCGTTTAAGTTGGTGGGATGCTACTAATATTGAACCGCTACCTAAAAAACCGTCAAAAATTAAATTACCTTTTATATGTTCTGTTATAATTTCAGATAGCATTCTAATTGGTTTTTGTGTTGGATGTACTCTTTTATCTTTTTCTCCTTCTCTAATCATTCCGTTCCATAATTGATCGTAAATTCTTATTGGTGTGTGAAAACTGCACCAAGCCATTTCGCCATCTGCAAATGTATTTCTAATATCTGTTCCAGCTCTTTTATTCCAAATTAACCAACCATCGCTAAAAGGTAAAAAAGAAGTAAAATAATTTCCACCCCAAATAATAAATTTATTCATACCTAAACTTATACAAGTATCATAAAATTCTTTTGCGGTTTCTGTTGTGTCATCTGCAATTACTTCTGAATATTTACCTTTTTTTGCAATACCAAAGTTAGCACCTACCATTTCAGATTTAACTACTTTAATTCCATAAGGCGGGTCTGTAAATACCATATCCGCTTTTTGTCCATTCATTAATTTTGCAACTTGGTCGCTATCCGTACTATCCCCACAAAGTAAACGGTGTTCGCCTATTTCAAATAAGTCGCCTAAAACAATATCGGTTGTTATTTCGTTTGGTATTTCGTAATTGTCTTCTTCGGCTTCTAATTCCTGAACGCTTACGTCTAACGGCAAGTCTAAACCCCAATCTTGTAATTTGTCCGTATCCCATTCATTCGCTAAAATATCCCAATCCCATTCTCCAAAACCTACGTTGTCTTTAACTATAAATTCGTTTTTTTGTAATTCAGTTAAATCTTTTGCCTGTACAATATAAATTTCTTTTAACCCTGCTTCAATACAAGCTTTGTGTCGCATATTTCCACCTAAAATAATATTGTTTTCATCTACTACAATTGGACGTAGTTCTAACATTTGTGGAAACTCCTTAATTGAATTGACTAACTTTTTAAACTTATCGTCTTTTATTAAACGTGGGTTCTTGGGGTTCGTCTTTATGCTGTTTATTTTAACCTTCGCTACTTGCATCTTCTGTTTGTTCTGGAGTATATTCGTTGTAAATTACTCTTAACTTACTTACTAAATCTCTTAAACAACTTGAACACGTACTAAAGGTTAATTTTTGGTTTAGTACACGGTTGTTTATTGCTATTAGACTTGTTTGTTCATCGCTTGTTAAGGTGTTCGTGTTTTGCTTAAAATAAGTGTCTAACGTGTTAAATTCGTCTTCAGTTAAACACAAAGGTTTTGCATACGGAAATAGTTTGTTTAACTTTTCTTTACGTTCATCACACCCGCAGTCTTCACCTAATACAAATTTTGCAAGTTTATCAATTCCTGTTGCTTCTGTAATTTTTGCGATTGTATCGCCTAATCCTTTACTTTTCATTTTTTCTTTTTTATTAGTTCGTAATCTTGGTTTATAAAATCTTGGTAGTCTTCACCTACGTTATTTTTAATTCGTTTTTTACAAGTCTTAACCGTGTTAAATATACTTGTTACACTTATGTTTGTTTCTGCGCTTATTTGTCTTAAACTTTTATTCGTGTTTTTGTACAGTTCAAATAATTGTTTGTCGTACCAGTGCCAACTATCGCATTCTAAATCTACGTTATTTAACAAGTCGTTGTATGCTTCGTTTTCTTCTGTGTTGTTTTCTTCTGCTAAATTGTAAACATCTTCTAAAGGTATAAATGAGATTTTGTTCTTTTTGTTTATGTGTTGCAGGAAAGTATTCTTGAGAGCTAACCACATATATCCCTTGCTTATGTTTCCGTCTTTAAATAGTTTTTCTTCGCTGCTCCACTTCATAAGCATTATGTAAGTTTCCTGTACTATGTCTTCGGCAAAGAAATACTCGCCAAA